TTTCAATTGAAGGATATTTTGCTGACAAAATGGAAAGACCAAAAGAAGAAATTAAAGAAGATTTATCAGAACAAGAATTAATAAACGAAATAATTAAAATACTATCAGAATAATGAGTAGATTAACAACACACAGAGGATTAGACTTCCAAGCACCAAACACATACAAGATAGAAACAAGTAATGAGCAAAAAATAGCAACAGGATTAGATAATATATTTTTCGACTTTAACAGAGATGGTTCTTATTCGGTAGATATTGAATTAAACTTTTTATTTGCTGACCCTGCATCTGATTTTGCAACTTCTACTGAATGGTTTAAAATAGCAGGAGATTATAAAGAATTAACATCAGATTTACCTGTTGCAGTAGGTACACAAATATCAGACGTTTGGTTTTTTACAAACGAAGATGAATTTATTGCTTTTGAACAACAATTAATTTCAGATGTTTTATTAGAATTAAAACTTAAATAATGAGAGCTAAATATTGTAAATGTAAAAACATATACACGATAGAACATTGCGATAAAAAGAAATGTAAAGTACCTGAATATTGGAAACAAGGAATAGGCAATATTTACAAAAAAGAAGAAGACAATAATTAACATATAAATAAAATGAGAGAACAAAAAAGAGTTTTTAATAAATTATTCAAAGAAGAAAAAACAGAGTTATCTGCTCAAAAAGTTGAATTAGCTTTGATTGATGAATTACAGAAACAAAACGATAAATTTTTAAAAGTATTAAAAAGTGCAGATAATTCGTGGAGAGATTATCAAGATTATTTAACGAGTGCAGACAAGCCTTTTAAAAAAATGATTGCTGATTATAAGCAATTAAGTGATTGGTATTCTAAAATGTCAAGCGAAGCATCAAAAGCTGAAAGAGCAGCAAGAGATTTAGGTGTTGATATACCTTTTTTATCTGTATTGAAAAGAAATATAAACATTGCTAACGAGATTTTATCTACTATTGCTTCGTTCGATGACCCAAATACTTTTCAATAACCAAAATACAAAATAATTAACTTAAATTGTAATATATATATGAACACAAAAGAAACATTAAACAAAGTTCGCACTTTACTTGGTATGGAGGTAAAGTTAGAGCAAATGACTTTGGATAATGGTGCAGTATTAGAAGCTGAAGTTTTTGAACAAGGTGCAGAAGTTTTCGTTGTAGCAGACGAAGAAAGAGTACCTGCTCCTGTTGGAGAACATAAAGCTGAAGGTGATGTTGTAATCGTTATCGAAGAAGAAGGCGTTATTTCTGATATTAAGAAAGCAGAAAGCGAAGAAGAAGCACCTGCACAAGAAGAAGAAGTTGTAGAAGAAGAAATGTCTACTGAAGCTGCTACTCCTAAAAAGGTTGTTGAATCTGTAAGTAAAGAAACTTTCTTTTCAGAAATTGAAAAGTTAAGAAATGAAATCAACGAATTAAAACTTTCTAAAGTAGAAGTTAAAGAAGTTGAAGAGGTTTCTGTTGAATTATCAGAAGAAGATGTTAAAGGTATTACACATACACCTGAAAACAAAACACAAGAAAGAGAATTGCATCTTTTTTCTCAAAAAAGAAAGCAATCATTAAAAGATAGAGTTTTTAAAGAATTAAATAAATAAATAATAGAAAATGGCAACAAGCACAAACATTACTACTACTTATGCAGGCGAGTTTGCAGGTAAATATATATCAGCAGCTTTATTAAGTGGTAACACAATCGCAAATGGTTTAATCGAAGTTAAGCCAAATGTAAAATTTAAAGAAGTATTAAAAAGAGTAGATTTATCAGGAGCAATCGCAAATGCATCTTGTGACTTCTCTGATACAGGAGCAGTAACATTAACTGAAAGAATTTTACAACCTAAAGAATTACAAGTTAATTTAGAAATTTGTAAAACTCCATTCCAATCAGATTGGGAAGCAGTATCTATGGGTTATTCTGCACACGATAATTTACCTAAAACTTTTTCTGACTATTTTATCGGTTTAATCGCAGCAGAGGTTGCAGAGCAAACTGAAAAAGATATTTGGAGTGGAGTTGACGGAGCAGGAAGATTTGATGGTTTCGCTACATTATTAGCTGCTGATGCTAACTTACCTGCTGCACAAGAAATTGCAGGAACTAATGTAGATTCTTCTAATGTCATCGATGAATTAGGTAGCGTGGTGGATGCAATTCCTCAATCAATTTATGGTAGAGATGATTTATATATCTATGTAGCACCAAACGTATTTAGAGCATACAAACGTGCTTTAGGAGGTTTCCAAGCAAATGGACAAGGTGCAAATGGATATATGGCACAAGGTAACAATCAAGATATCGATATCCAACAATTTGATGGTGTAAAAGTAGTTATGGCTAATGGTTTAGCTGCTAATACAATGATTGCTACTTTAAAATCTAACTTATTCTTTGGTACAGGTTTATTATCTGACCACAATGAGGTTACGGTTTTAGATATGGCAGACAAGGACGCATCCAAAAATGTTAGGTTCGTAATGAGATACACGGCAGCAGTAAATTATGGTGTTGTTGAAGATATCGTAACTTACGGAATTGCAAACGGAGCTAACTAATAATTAGCTTTTAACAAAAACTATAAGGGTAGGTAGAGAATATCTACTTGCCCTTTTTTAATTAACAATAAAAAAATAATAAATAATATGGCTTGTTTACTAACATCAGGGAGAAGTTTACCTTGTAAAAGTTCAGTAGGTGGTTTAAAGGCAGTTTATTTCGCAGATTATGGTACATTGGGAGATGTTACTATGGCTTTGGGAGAAGTTACTGCTTTTTCAGGCACACCTGACTTTTTCAAATATGATATAAAAGGTAATTCTTCTTTAGAAACTACAATTAATAGTTCAAGAGAAAACGGAACTACTTTTTATACACAAACATTAAACTTAACATTAACTACTTTAGATAAAGCTACTCAAGAGGAGATAAAACTATTAGCAGCAGCAAGACCACACGTAATCATTGAAGATTATAATGGTAATATGTTTTTAGTAGGTTTAGAACACGGAGCAGAAGTTACAGGAGGTACTATTGTAACAGGAGCAGCAATGGGAGATTTAAGTGGATTTACTTTAACAATGGAAGGTCAAGAGGTTGCACCTGCACCATTTGTAGACCCATCAATCGTTTCGGCAAGTGCTACGGTAATTGACCCTAACGCATAATTTTTAATTTAATTTAATAACTAAAAAGGGTGGTCTTAATTGATTGCCCTTTTTTAATGCTTAAATAATAAATTATATACATTTTATTGTAATATATATATGAAGCATTTGTTACCAACACAAGCAGAGCAAACTATAAAAATATTACCAAGAGTTTATACAACTTCTATTGTATTATTATTAAGAGATGATAGCACTAATACAAAAGTTACTTTTGAGTTACCTGAATGTGTTGTAAATGGTAATTATTTAGATATAACATCTACATTTGAATTTAAAGAAGGTAGATTTTATGATTTAAAGGTTTATGAATTAAGAGGTAGTTATAAAGATTTTAAAGAAAGAGTAATTGCTGATGGTGGTACATTTGTAGATAATAAATGTTTATTAGATTCTTTAAAAGCAAACAATCTTGTTAATGCTACTGATGAATTAAGTATAATATACAGAGATAAAATATTTTGTACTGCACAATCAACAGACCAATCTAAAAATGAATATTATTCTGTAAATAAAGATGAGTATGTTTCAAAAAGTGCAAATAACGATTTCATAATACTATGAGTAAAAATATAAATAGGTATAGAAAACAGATGCCAAGTAAAAAAACTAATTCAAAAATTAGCATTGTTAATTTAAGTTCTTATACAAGCCCTGAAGTTGTAGAAGATAAATCAAAGGATTGGGTTGGTTTTGGAGATGACAATAATTACTTTCAATATTTAATTGATAGATATAATGGTAGTGCTACAAATGGTGCTATTATTAATGCAATGTCATCAATGATATATGGTAGAGGTTTAGATGCTACTGATAGTGCAAGAAAGCCTGACCAATATGCTTTAATGATTTCTTTATTTAAAAAAGAAGTATTAAGACGTGCAATATCAGACTTAAAATTAACAGGTCAATGTGCTTTACAAGTTATTTATAGTAAAGATAAAAAGAAGATTGCAAAAGTTGAGCATTTACCAATTGAAACATTAAGAGCAGAAAAATGTGGTGCAGATGATGAGGAGATACAAGCTTATTATTATCATCCTAATTGGGCAGATATTAAACCAAGTGAAAAGCCTTTAAGAATTGCTGCTTTTGGTGTATCTGAAAAACCTAAAGATATTGAAGTATTATACATTAAGCCTTACAAAGCAGGTATGTTTTATTATTCAACACCTGATTATCAAGGAGGTTTACAATATGCAGAATTAGAAGAAGAAATAAGTAATTATCATATCAATAATGTACAAAATGGACTTGCTCCAAGTATGCTAATTAATATGAATAATGGAGTGCCAAATGAAGAAACTCAAACATTATTAGAAAATAAGATTAAAAATAAGTTTGCAGGAAGTTCAAATAGTGGTAAGTTTATTTTAGCATTTAATGATAATAAAGAAAGTGCTGCTGATATCACACCTGTACAATTAAGTGATGCACATAATCAGTATCAATTTTTAAGTGAAGAATCACAAAAGAAAATATTAGTATCACATAGAGTTGTTTCTCCTATGTTATTAGGTATAAAAGATAGCACAGGTTTAGGTAATAATGCAGATGAATTAAAGATTGCAAGTATATTAACGGATAATACTGTTATAAGACCATTTCAAGACATTTTAATAGATGCACTTGATAGAATACTTGCTTTTAATAATATTGCTTTAAACTTATACTTTAAGACGTTACAACCTTTAGAGTTTACTGATTTTAATTCAATAAAAGACCAAGAAACAAGAGAAGAAGAAACAGGTGTTAAGATGTCTAAAATGTTTTCTGAATTAGAAGACTTTGGAGAAGATGAAGATTTAGAGAATTGGGAATTAATTGATGAAAGGAAAGTTGATTATGAAAAAGAAGAAGAATTAGACGAAGAAATAAAAAAGTTAAACACTAAAAAAGAAAGTCTATTATCAAAGATTTGGAATTTTGCAACAACAGGTACTGCAAGACCAAATGCTAAAAGTAAACAAGATGGACAAAACGAAGATGGTTTAAATTTTAAAGTACGTTATCAATATGCACCTTTAAGAGCAAGTTCTAATAGTAGAGAATTTTGTAGAAAAATGGTAAGTGCTAAAAAGATATATCGTAAAGAAGATATACAACAAATGAGTCAAAGAGCAGTTAATGCAGGTTGGGGNTTAAATGGTGCTGATACTTATGATATTTGGTTNTATAAAGGTGGNGGAGACTGTCATCATTTTTGGATGCGTAAAACATATATGGCAAAAGGAAAAAATTTAAAACCAAATGTTGGAAATCCTAATGCTGAAATAAGTGTAAATAAGGCTAAAAAAGAAGGTTTTAAACCACAAGTAAATGAAAAAGAAGTTGCAATGCGGCCAACTGATATGCCTAACAATGGTTTCGTAAATAAAAAAATATAATATGACTGCATTATTTATAAATAGAACAGATTTAGTTAAGAATAGTATTCTTGATGGCAATATAGATACTGATAAATTTATTCAGTTTATTAAGATTGCTCAAGAGATACATATACAAAACTATTTAGGAAC